TGATACGTACCATCACTGTTTGTTACAGTCGAAGGTGGTGTAAAAGGACTATTAGGTGGACTATCTAATGGTGAAGAATAATCGAACTCAACAATAAAATCTACAGTGTAATTAGCGTCACGGGTTTCCCGTGTGTCAATAGCGCATGACATTAAATTTTTTAAGTTTGGGTCAAGAACAATAGGGAAGCCAGTTTTTGTAACTACTGATGACTGGGGCGAATCATTTGTAGTAGGAACTTTAAATGAGTATGTAATATTATGAAATGTATTAAATCCGTATCTTCCGCTTAATCTTACAGTCTGTGGATGTATAGTAATTATTAATTCAGAATCAATGATATCAGCCGAAATCGGGCCTACTCCAATAACATTCGGTGTACCAAGAGCTGCAGCGTCTGTTTCTTTAGGAGCCCACACTAACTCAGATTCTGCTGATGTCACGGTGTTAAAAGAACCGACCTCATCGACCTTTCTGCCTTCTGATGGGCTATTAGGTGGACTATCTAATTTTAAAGGAAATGCAATACCTCTATCATTTATTGCTAGTTTTGCTTTATTTTCTTCACTGATTGCCATAAGTCTTTGTTAGTCAATAATTTTTTTTCCTGTACAAATCATGTTTTATATCGTATAATATTTATATGAAAATAAGTTATATAGTCTCTAAGTTAGATACCAATGGAAATGCCGAAAATAGATGTTTTCCAAAGAACAAAATCGGTCATTCAAAGGCTCTTGAGTGGGTAAATAACGCGCATTGGCATAGAATTACGTGCAAAGGTAAAATAGTTTCTACAAGCTATTCATTAGCAACGACATAAACTTGTTGACAGATATGCGAATATATAGTATAATATTATTATAAGATTGAGAACGACAAATAATTTATGAGTATTGTAATCACCAAAGAACTCCTCGACCACGTTAACGCTATCTGTGCTGAGTCTAAAGCTTGGGCAGAAGCCGCTCCCGAAGGCGAGTTCCGCGGGTACTGCGTCTTCGACGAAGAAGATATGCTCCGGTGTAGCGAGCACTATACCAAGGGAGAGCGCTGCCTCACACCTGCCGAGTGGGACCAAACCAAAGCTTGGGAAGAGTACTCTGACGCTCATAAGTCAGCGTATGGTATCCGACCTCGTTGGACATGGTGGAAGGACGAAACCACCGAAATGTGGGAAAAAATGAGCTCTGATTGCTATGCTCAAGCTAGGGCTGATTATGAGCTCGAGCAAAAAAGAAAAGAAGCAGAAGATTCATACGAGTATGAGCCTCCTGCTCCGCTTCAAAATGGCCTCAATTTTTAAAACTATATGAATAAAATAAAAATCATACTAGCAGCGCTAATCAGTGTTGCGAATCTATCTGCACTTACAGTAACAGATGTTATGTTCGCTGTTGAAAATGTAGAGTCAAATCTTGACCCTTATGCAATTAACGCTAAAGAAGATGCTAGAGGTTGTTTACAGATTCGACCGATCTTTCTGAAAGACTACAACAGAATTACTAAACAGGAATTACCACACGATGTGGTATTTAATCGAAGTATGGCATACCACATTACACAAACTGTATGGATGCATTACGCTAAAAATATACCAAATCTAAATGCTAAACATTTGGTCTTTATACATAATGGTGGTGGTTCTGCGTGGAGATACGTAGATGACCCTAATTATGGTAATGCGAAGAAACGTTCAAATTTAGAAATATATTGGAATAAAGTAAAAGTACATTTAAATAAATAACATGACCGAAAAGCAACTCAAAAAGCGAGAAGCGATGATTCGTCGTATCGCGAAAAAGCTGAAAAAGAAATCAGCACCTGCCGAGGACGGATACGTCCTCGTTGAACCAGAAAATAATGACGTTCAAGAAGAGCTTGAACGATTAAGTGGATATCAAGCAGAAAGGATATTTGATGGCCAGGGTCTTTGATAAACACGGAAGAGTCAATGCATTTGATGAGAAGTATACAGGTCAAGAACCTACGTGGACAGGTGATGTTCTCAATTCTCAAGAAGCAATTGATAAACGATTTTCGTCAGCATTGAATTTCTATGCATACTATTTGTGTGCAAAAGATTTATTGCCTGACCTACTTAAATATATGGACGGTCGATATAAGACAGACGAAATCAAATTAATTAAAAAGTTTGGAGATAAACTTGGACTAATTACGGCAAGTAAGATTGCTCGAATGGTGAATCGCGGAATGCCTATAGGTGATAATGCTAGAACCATTGAGAATCTAGTCAGGCCAGCATTATCAGAAGCTCGTAATATGAAAGAGGTTATTGAGCAAAAGACTGCTGATAAACCAAAAATCTCTATTCAAGAACGTATGAATAACAAAGTAAATGATAAAGTTATTTACCACCTTGATATGATGATTGACGATAATGGTTGGGCCACAGACGAAGTAAAAGTAAAAGGAGTCGATTTGACAAGCTTATTGAAAGCAGGAGAGATTCCTGTTGCTGGTTTAAAACAAGTAGTTAATTGGCTCGAAACTCTTAAACACGGATTAGTATCAGCTTATTCAAAGACTGATTCAGATTACGTAGAGGGTTACTCTTATCTATCACGTCCTGCGATTAATAATCGTATTAAGGAACTTGATAAGATGTTGACTCAAGTAGAAAAATATCGTGGCGCTAATACAAAAGCTCGTAAGCCACGTAAAAAGAAAGTTAAATCTGCTGATGCTCAAGTAAAGAATATCAAGTACAAACAATCAGATGATAACTTTGGTATTAGTTCTGTTGCACCTTCTATTATACCAGGCTCAAAGAAGTTATTTACTTTTAACACAAAGTATCGTAGACTCACAATGTATCAAGCAAACTCAACTGAGGGGCTTGGAGTAAAAGGAACAACATTACAGAATGTTGATGCAAAAGTAAGTTTTGAGTTGACAATTCGTAAGCCAGATGATATATTACCAGTAATAGCAAATAAAACTGAAAAACAAATTTCTAAAATTATTGATGCTTTGAAAACAAAAAGAAAAGTACCAAATGGAAGAATAAATAATGAAACAATATTACTAAGAACATTCTAATGGCAAAAAAAGAACCCACTATAAAACCTTCCATAACACGAGAAGATTTACGCATCCGAGTTGATCAACTCGTTCATAAAGATAAAATGACTTACGCAGAAGCAATATGTGATATATGCGAAAAGCAACAGATCGATCCTGCTGATATGGCAAGATTAGTCAACGGACCACTTAAACTTAAACTAGAAGCAGAAGCAAAGAATCGCAATATTATTAAAACAAATACTGCAACATTATTTTGATGTGACAACAATCAAATTATGAAAATAGAAATTACAGAAACACCCAAGATTACATACAACAAAATCATTTATGTTTTTAAAGTAAAAGTAGGAGGTAAAGAATATAAAATTAGTCGCCATGAGGATGACAATGGTGCAGAATTATATGTTGAACCTCAACCAGAAACAGATGAAGTTTATGAAGCTATTGAAAATTTGTTTTTTCACGATGATTTCGATTACACTACAGCAGAGGTAGGAGAAGAAATTTTTATTGACGAATTATAAACATACTATGGCAAAAACAGCAAAGATTGGAAAAACAGAGACAAAGAAAAGGAAAAGACCTGGCGTTCACGCTAAGACTAAAACTTCTAAACTAAAAAACTCTATTCATTATAAGAAGAGATATCGCGGACAAGGGTGACTGGACTTCAAGCATATCAAATTTACAATGCATTAAAGCTTCATTATACCGATGAAAAGTTTGATGCATACAAATATAATTTTAAAGTAAGAGTTTCGCCAAGAACATTCAATTCTCTTAGATATCGTTATACATTTGAAAAACTAGGTGCTAAACATGATCAAGAATATATAATTGATTATATTACATCAAACATGATTGAAAATGTTATGTGGATTCACGATATGACAAAAGATAATTATGATAAACGAGAAGCTAGACTTCAGTCAATAACATATCAACTCAAAAAAGATTTAGCGCAGTTTCAAGATTTTAATGAAATGTGTGAATGTAAAAATGGAAGTAATTTACTCATTGATGCGTTTACACAAGAAGAAGTTTCACTAGAGACTGTTTCTATTATAGATAGTCTAGTGAACTTTATAAAACCTTTATTACCAAAATTAATCGACCCACTTCAAATGAAAGGGGCTCGTGCAGTATTGGCGATGAAATACAAATCAAGCTTAACTAAGATTAATATGAAAAAAATGCGAGAAGAAGTTATTAAATCCTTTACATACGCATGATTTCTGTTAGTATAGTTAAATACAATAAAATACAATGCAATACTAAAAATACAAAAATACAAATAATATGTCGTTTGCAAACCTAAAACAAAATCGTGAAGGCGCTATCGCAAAGCTTGTACAAGCTACAGCAAGCACTTCAGAAAAAACTAACTACTCTGATGACCGCTTTTGGGCACCAACAGTAGATAAAGCAGGAAATGGATACGCAGTTATTCGTTTCCTACCAGCAACCGAGGGTGAAGATTTACCTTGGGTTCGTTACTGGGATCACGGGTTCAAAGGACCAGGTGGTAAGTGGTACATCGAAAAGTCACTTACTTCTATTGGCCAAAAGGACCCTGTAAGTGAAATGAACACGCAGCTATGGAATAGTGGTATTGAATCCGATAAGGAAATCGCCCGTGACCGTAAGCGTCGATTACATTATGTGTCAAACATTATGGTTCTATCAGATGCAGCCAATCCTCAAAACGAGGGTAAGGTCTTTCTGTACAAGTACGGAAAGAAAATCTTTGATAAGATTATGGATGTGATGCAGCCTCAATTCGAAGATGAGAAGCCTGTTAACCCATTTGATTTTTGGGGTGGCGCTAACTTCAAATTGAAGATTCGCAATGTTGAAGGCTATCGTAATTACGATAAGTCAGAATTTGAATCAAGCGCCGAGCTACTCGATGGCGATGATTCTAAGCTAGAAGCTGTGTATACTCAGTTATATAAACTGCAAGAATTCGTTGATGTTGATAACTACAAGTCATACGGAGAGTTAAAGAAAAAGCTCTTTGACGTTCTTGGTGAAGAAGAAATTGCTGACACCTTGAGCAATACTGTAGTTGATGAACTGAACACAACTAAAGCACCCGTACTTGACGCGCCTGTAGCTGAAGCACCTACACCAGCTCCTGCGCAAGAAGGTGGTGATGAGGACGGAGAAGATACACTATCATACTTCGCTAAATTAGCTCAACAATAAAAAGACGTTAAGCTTCCTTATCACAGGGGCGATGGCTGAGGTCATCGCCCCTTTTTTTTTAGAAATCTGCAGAGTATGCGGGCTGTAGACCGAACATTTGTGTTGTTCTATCAATGTGTTTTGGCGCTTCATTAATAGTTGTATTAACAACATTGTTACTAGGTGCATTAATAATATTATTACTTTCCAATTCTTTCTGCGTATCTTGTGCACTTGCTCTCATCTCTGCTGCCATGTCAGCCCCACCTTGAATAGCTTGTAGCATTTCTGCTCCAGTTGCATTTGGATTTTTTGCAAATAAATCTCGTGCTGCTTGAACTGCCGCTCCACTGCCACGATAACTGCTACTGCCATCTGCCCTCTCGGTGAAACCAGGAAATTGTATTCCGAACCTATCTTGAATAAAGTCAATTGTTTTCATGGTATCTACGCCCGAATACTGACCATAGTTTTCTGATAAACCCATAACATTTCTAGCTGCCATTGTTCGGTCATACTCAGCATCAAACACCTTTGAACGAAGCTTTTCAAACTGCGCTTGTTTTTCGGGGTCTTTGTATTGCATTACCGTTTCATCTGGGTCAAAGAAATTCTGATCGTCGTCAAAAACTTCTATCATTTCAGCCTCTTGGTTTTCAGCTTTGAACTTATCTAAGGCGGCCTGTGCTTCTTTTGTTGCAACCCGTGTCGCAGCAAATCTTTTCTCTTTGACTTCTTTAGTGATTACTTTAACAGGATTTTCTGTTGTAGTTTGAGGTGGTTGCACTTCTCCGTATGAAACCGCACCTGAAATCGCAGTCTCATCTGGTGATTTTACAAGCGCTGAATCCATATTCATACCACCAGCTTTAGCCTCATCTTTATAGAAAGTATTAATAATAGCACCACCTATTGTTTTTGTTGGAAGAACCGAAGCTAATACGCCTCCTACAACTTTACCAATTGCATAACCAGCTGTACCTGTTACGGCAGCACCAAGAAGACCGACACCGCCCGTAAGTGCGGTGACTGCGCCGATTGCAATGGCTGCGCCTGCGGGGCCCGTCAACGCTTTAATAAATTCTGTTCCAACCGCCTTTCTCTTTTCGTCTTCACTCGCCTCGGGGTCTTCAAGTATTCTTTTAATTGAGCTATTTAAAAATATACCTTCAACAACAGGACCTATAACAGGTACTCTTTTTAGTACACTAGGAAATTGTTTTGCGATGCCTTTAGCAGCGTCTTTAATCCTATTCATTGGATTTAACCTAGAAAAAAATCCGCCTCTTGGCTTTGTTGCTGCATCTACAACAGATGAACCCGGTGCATTAGTAATATTCTTGGCTGCATCAGCACCAACTTGACCAGCATTGCGAATTGTTTGAGCTGGGCCTGTGACCGCGGAAGGTGGCGGAGCTGTAGGACCGATAAGCGTAGGTCTTGGTGGCGTAACATTCTTCATTGGCGCGCCACCAGAAGGTTTATTTCTACTAAAAGGATTGAGCCTATTAAATAATCCTTTACCTTTGCTTAAAACGTTACTTAATAGTGCAGGAAGCCTTTTTCTTAAAGCTAAAAAGGAGGCAGCAAGGCCGCCGGCAGCTAAGGCTATGTCTTTTACATTTTCAATGATACCGCCAGCCTTTTCTGCCAGACTAGTCTCGGCTTTTTCTAATGACTGACCATCTCCAATTCCATCTCCACCTTCAATATTATCTAATGAATCTGCAATGTTTTGGAATGTTTGATCGCGTTCTTTCTCTGTTTCAGCTCTCTTAAGGTCATTACCAGTTAGAGCTTTTACTAACTGACTAGTATTTGATTTAACCGCTTCAACAATTGCAAAATTTGATTTAACAATATCCTCAGAAAACAATTCTTGCTGGGTTGCATCATTGAATATTCTTTCGCTTCGGGCGCTATCGCTTCTTTCTCTAAAGGTTTCAGATACGCTTTCGAGTCGTAAATTTTTTGGTTCACCTGTTCTAAGCGCAGTTGATGTGTCAAACTTTCCTGGCGCGGGTTGTGCTTCAATTTGCTCTAGTGTCTTAGGAAAGAATCTTTCTTTTAATCCTTTTGCCTTATCCCTTACAGACGACACAACAGAAGATATCTTTTCTTTTACCGCAGCTCTTCTGAATGGTAATCCCGTTTGACCTTTCTCTCGGCCGATACCAAATATATCTTTAGCAAGATTAATAGCACCTCTGCTAATTTGTCTAATACCGCTAATTGTTTTTTTGAATGGCTTATCAATAAGAAATTTACGTACTAATACTATATTCTTTTTTGTATCTTCTATAAATTCACCAATACCACGCTGTGAAACAATGGATGCTAAGAAAAAGTCACTAATAAGATTTTGAGTAAGACCGCCTTGACCACCAGTACCAGGCTTGCCTTTTCTTCTTGCTCCTCGGCCGATAGCATCTGCGCCACCTTTTCTAATATTATCTGCAATAGACTTAAAAGTCGATTGTTGTTCTTTAGTTTGTTCTAATTTAATTAAATCTTTATTTTGTTCTCTGTTCCTATTACCTTGTAAAAGTTCTGTTTGTGCTCTTATTTCTTCGAGTATTTGACTGAGTAACTCATTTTGATTTTCTTCTTTACTATCGCCAAATATATTTTTAAAACCTTGCGTAATATTTTTAAATGACTCAAAGGGCTTCATAACAGCTTCACCCACGCTTTCAATAGTGTTAGAAACTGCATCAAACGGAAGTTTTAATGCGCTTTCTAATTTATCAACAGGTGATTTAATAGCGTCACCAACGCTTTTAAATCGATCTGCTATATTTTTGCCAATACCACCTATGCCAGATGTTGTTTTTTGATCTAGCTTTTTATTTGTGTTTTTCAGCTCTTGAATTAAGAGTTGAAAATCTTCACTGGTTACTGGTTCACTCATGCGTATGTTCTTTTAGATTGATTCTGTTTTGATATTCTTTCGTTTTCTTCTTTAATGTGTTGTTGTAATAATGAAACGTAAATTTGCCTTTCCCACGGTATCATATTATCTAATTCTGTTAAACTATACTTATGATGTTGCGCCATTGCAAAATTTGTTTGATAATGATTCAACAACGATTCATGTGAAAGGCCTATTAGAAAAAAGATGCGATTCCTTTCAGTTCTATTGTATTCTCGTGTCCGTCATGCTTACATTTGAATTTGATTGTGTGTTTAAGTTCTGGCTGATTTGAAATATATTTTTGAATTGCTTCAAGATTCTCGTGTGACATAGAATCAATAAATTCTATAATGTCTTTTTCACTTACGTCTGTTCTTACATAAACGTTATCTGCATCGTAGATAGATTCTATTGATTCAATAATTGCATGATTGAAGATTTCTTCATCAGTACCTTTAATCTTTTGCGATGATTTTAATGTAAGAGGTTTAAGTTTAACACCAACTGTGTCGTTTAGTTCAACAGTTGCATCTACTTTTACTTTTGGATACACAACTTCTATTTCAGTTAAGTCTATATTTACTTCAGTGTATTCTCCACACTTTTCGCATTTAAGATTAAGTGTGCTTTCTTCACCGATACTTTTAATTCTTAATTGAAGAAAGAGATATTCAATGTCGTATAACGTGCAATCATCAGGTTTAACTTTATTGAATGTGCAAGCACTTACAATATCTTTCATTGCATTTAAAATCTGAGTTTCATCTTCAGACTCTTGAGCAATCATAAGTAACTTTTCTTCTTTAACAAGAAAAGGACGAAACTCAATTTCTTTTCCTGTTGAAGGTAACTGAGTTGTATATTTTGTTGTTTCTAATTTAGGTAGTGGCATAATATTTTAATAATTTAAAGTTTATTGAGGCTGAGTGGCAGTCACTCCAAATATTCTAGCTATTCTATTTATTTGATTTATTTTAGGTGGTAAGAAAGGAATAATAGTAGGTATTCTGCGTCTCTTTTGTACAACATCGGCTCGATTTGGTAACGGCCCACCGCTTGGCTCTCTATTTTGTTTAACATCTGCTCGATCAGGTAATGGCCCACCACTTGGTTCTCTATTCTGTTTAACGCGCTCAGGAAGACGTGCATCAAAAGCTTTAGAACCTAAATCAACTGATATCCCTAGGTCTTCTTCAAAATCGCGATAAGACATTGTTACATTTAATTTTTGAACAGAACTTTCTGTTGTATTATTTAAATCTATGTTCTGAACTGTAACTGGAAAAGCATCTCTTAATATACTTGTGTATACTTTATTGTCCTGCTCATCTAATTGATGAATTTCTATATCCATTGAATAGTCATCTCTATATCCAACCTCATAAGTATCTCTATCGATAATCTCGTTTGTCCATCTAGTGAACACATCTCTTATAAAATAATCATTTGTTAAATTAAATACAAAATTTATATCTTCGTTTGAGTAGCCATTTGGTCTTTTAATTGCTTGACGCGTTGGCCCATAATCAGTTGTTAAAATTTGCCTTCCAGGCATAGATGTGCTTTCACAAAAAAATTCAAAGTCTCGTGCTTGATCTTGTGTTAAAACTTCCTGTAGCGCAGGAAACGTAATACTAAATCTATTTGGATGCGCTAATCCTTTTCTTTTATTAACTGCGCCTAATATTTTGTCTATATGTTTTGCCATCTTATATCATTGCTCTTGATTTTTTCCAAACTGTATTTCTTGAGTTCTTAACAAATTTATCAGTTGGAAGAAAGAGCGCAACTTCCCATTCGGTAGCTGGCACTTCTGTTATTCTTGATTCTACTTGACTTGTAAGATATCTTTTAAAACATGGTTTAAAAAGTTCTAACTTCGAAGAGGCTCTTAAAAAATTATATGTTAAACGAAACCTTGTGCTCTCATCATATTTTTTATTATTTGTAAACTCTGTTAGTCTATCAAAAAACTTTGCTCTTAAAATTGGTGGCAGATAATGTAAATTCAAACCAGTAAATCCACCCTTTTCTCTTTTAACCATAACAATTAGTGGAAAACGATCATAGTAAGGTAATGTATCTTTTGTTTTAGGATCATAGAAATACATATACATCCGACCCATTAATGGCTTGTCAACTTTTTTAAGTAAAGGGTCTTTGAGTATTTGGTTATTGTTAATTCGCGACACGCTTTTCAATCTTTGTTTAAACCATTCAAGCGATTCTTTTGTCCTAGGTTGTACGCCAGAACGAAACGCGTCTGTTTCTAATTTTTGAAAATAGGATGTTGCCATTATACTATTTATATCAAGTTAGCAACTTAATTCCTAATCCTTTAATAGTATCTTCGGTCCATACCTGAAATGTCCAACCTTTATCTAAGCAATACTCATTTGCTGCTTCCCATTTAGATTGATTCTTTATGTATGTCATTACCTCACGAAGGTACTTCTGTGACTTACGAGTGGGCTTCTTAGGCTCCTTTGTCTCTTTCTTAGGTTTAATCTCAATTAAATATTCGTTACCATTATTCATCGTCAAACGTAAATCTGGAAAATATCGATGTAAACGATTATCAGTCTTACAACGATAAGGAACAATTACTTCTTCACTCGACCATTTTAAAATATCGGGGTTTTCATCACACCATTTAAATACTTGACGTTCCCATAGAGAACGAAATATACATTTTGTATGGTCACCATTATACTTACTAGTGTTTTTTACTTTGTATTTTCCTTTGTATGCCATTCTTATAAATACTTATATGAGTAAAACTGAAGACTTTCAAAGTGATTTAACATTTCCAGCTGATTTGGGTTCAGGTAAAACATCTGCAAAAAATTCAGTTGCTTTATTTTCGGCCAGATTAAAAAAAGATAAAGAGTTTAGTTACTATATTTATCTTCCTGCGCCAACAGGATTAGCAGTTAATGACCAAGCAAATTATAATACAACCGATTTTGGCTTAACTGGTGCAGAAAATAAATTTGGTGCCGGTACAATAACGCAAACGTTGAAGGCGCTAGGTATTAAAAGCGGAAGACTTTTTGGCGGTCTAGCCACAATTGAAGATGCTCAGGTCGAAAAAGTTGCAGGTCTTATTGTAAACCCAAATACAAATACATCATTCGGTGGAAGTGGTGTGCGTAGTTTTACTTTTGCATATAAATTTATACCTGAATCAGAAGCTGAAGCGCGGACTATTAAACAAATCATTCGACGATTTAAAGCGTTATCTTACGCAGCGCTAGCAAATTCTGACAAAGAAAATCCTGCATCTTTAATTCTTACTTATCCACCTGTTTGGCAAATTAAATTTTTAACATCTGGTGCTGGCGGATCGTTTAGCGAGAATCCTTTTATGCCTAAATTATTTGATTGCTATTTAACAGGAGTTGAAACAAACTATAATCCAGCAGCCAATATATTTTTTAAAGGCGGTGCACCAAATGAAATAGATATTTCTGTTACATATCAAGAAACACGTGCACTTACACGAAATGATATTGATGAACTTGAAAATACTATTGACCAAGAAGGTAACTTTAACAATCCATCTGATAATTCAGTGGTCATACCAGCAAATCTATTATAATTTACAATGAGCTTTTTTAAACAGTTTCCTAGAACAAAATACGATATAAGAAATGATTCAAATCTTATATCAATTACAAATATATTTCGTAATGTAGACGTAAATGAAAATATGCTCGATGGTTTTTTAAATTATAAACTTGAAAGAATAGAAGACGGTGAAAGACCAGACCAAATGTCTTTTCGGCTGTATGAAAATACTAATTTCTATTGGACATTTTTTATTGCAAATGATTTTTTAAAGGGTGGTTATAATTCATGGCCAAAAGGACGGCAAGGACTAGCAGAATTTATTGCTGATGAATATGGTCCTTATTCTGTTTTAGTACTTGATGGCCCAAGCATCAAGCAGGTTTGTAGTATTACAAATCCTTTAAATCAAACAGTTACCCTTGATACAACATCAGGTATTAAAATACATAAGATTGACGAAACTAAACAACAGATTTGGCTAGAAGGTAATTATACAATTTTAAATAACGTTGAATCAGAAGCCTTTTCTATTACGACTGATGATTCGCCAGATTCATTATCATTAACAGCATTAGACGGATTTGCAAATGCAGAGAATGCGCCATATAGTTATAATACGTATAATGCAGAAACTGGCGCTATTATTCGAACTACAGATTTTACATCTTACTTAAAATATCACGAAGACGAAGACAACACACATTCTCTTATCAAGGTCATTAGACCTGGCTTGATTACTGCATTTATTGATAGATATAAAGAATTGATTAATGAATAATTTACCGAAAAACTTTGCACCTGGTGGAAACGAAGCTTTTATTCCGTCGTCAATAAATCTCAAAGAAGTAAAACTTACAAATCATAAAGGTAAGATTTTTGAGTTAAGACCTATTGTAAATAAATTTTCTATTACAGAAAGTATTCATAGTACATCTGTAATTGTGAATTTACTTATTGGTGATAGTAATAATGTAATTGAAGATTTACAATTAATTGGTCAAGAAAAAATTAAATTAACTCTTACACGCGAATCACACAAAATTGATTCTGATAGAGATGAAGAGATAACGCTTGATTTAGCAGTATCAGAATTTCCAAAGTATGAAAGAGGTAGGAACGAAAATGTACAAACATTTGAAATATCTGCCGTTTCAGCATTTGCTATATTTGATAAAACACTTAAAATCTCTCGTTTTTATAATGACACAACTTCTGCTGAAATTAAAAAAATATACGAAACAGATTTAAATGTAACTGACATAGAAGAACTCAGTGTTTCTACATCTCGCTCAAGAGGTGTTTTAAGATGGCAACATCCTCTACAAGCAGTCGAGCACTTTCGAAAAAATACATACAACGATGTTGGTTCACCTTTCTATGTATTTCAAAGATTAACAGGTAAGAGCTTTATTGCAGCTCAATCAGATTTAGTAGCTGAACAAACTTATGGTACATATTATGATGGTAAAGAATTTACTAGTAGAGCATTATCACAAGACGATTTTGTCGAACGTTCAACTAGAATTATATCTGTGTCTTCACAACTAAAACTTGGAAAGGTGTTTAATTCAAAAAGTGGGGCGTATGCGTCTGAAAATAATTACCTTGACTATGGTAATAAAACATACACAAAATTAGATTTTACTTTTGATGAATTTCCTTTGTCAAATACATTAAATAAAAAAAGCCCTCTATCTAAAACAGCAGAGATT